GACCGTGCCGCGATGGTCCGGAAGCTGAACAACCTCTTCTTCCACCAGCGCCCATACACAACCATCTGCCGGAGCGCTCAGCTCTTGCGGCAGTTCGAGGGCGTCGCCTGGTTTCTGCACGCCGATACCGGGTACCACCGGTAGCTCGACAGGACCGAACAGCTCGCCACCCAGGCCAATTATGTAAATCACACTCATAGACACCTCAGATCAGTTTGATGCGGCCGGGATTGGCGATGTTGCGGGGACGGTTTTCACTGGCGGTCGGCACGACGAGCGATGCGTTAAAACTGATCGTGGAGTTATCCCCTGGATCAGCACCGACCACACCAATCTTGGCCGGTGAGGAACCGTAGACCGTCATGGTCATCGCGCCGGATACCACCAGGCTGCCGGCCCGGTACACCGAGGACGCCGCACCGGTGATGTTACGAATGGCATCCCCTTGCGAACTGCCCGCCGTACGCCCGACATCAATCCCGCGGGACTCATCAAGCAGGCGGATAAACTCGGCGCGGCCTTCAGGACTGCGGAAGGTGTTCACACCATCGCCCTCAGTCCAACACCCCTCTTTGCCTACTCGCGCCGCCTCGGTGGTCAGCATTCCCGAGGCTTGCGCGTGGTCCCACACCCACGGCCAATCCGCACGGTTGTAGATCAAACCGTGATAGAGACCCCAACCGCCTGGCGATATCGCAGTAGTTGTCTCAGGAACTGGTCGGCCCAACGGAGTGCTGTCGTAACGGCCAATAGGCCACCAACTGCCGGCGCCATCACTGCGCAAATGCCACCAATCGCCGGCACCCATCAGCACAAAAAACGCATAACCCGCAGCCCTCAGGTGGGTGTGAAACTTGATCTTGTCGGCCCCCGCCGCCGTGACGGTTAAGCGGTTACCGCCGTTATCGATGCGGCGAACAATTACGTCACGAATACCAAGCGCGGCATTCGACGCGGGAAGCGTGATGTTCGTAGCAGCGGCGGTGCTATCCACCAATACCAATCCAAGATCATTAGCGACCAGCACTTTAGAGGCTGCAGTAGAAATCACCACGGTCGCCGTTTTCTTCGCAATCGCCTGATGCACACGTAGCGCCGACATAGATTTTTTGTCGTCTATCCCGTCCTCTGCTTCTTGCTTGCTCGCTTGCTTCACCAGGCCAAGGACGGTATCCGTCGCCTCGGGCGTCGCAGTGGAAAGCAACTCGCTGATGGCCTGTAACAACTGGGTGTTGTCATCCTCATCAGGATCGAGCCCGGCCGCCCCTATCACGGCCAGCATCTCGTTCGTGACGGCATTCCCCCACTGCGCGGGGATCAAAGAACCCGGCGTTCCCAGAAGAGGGTTTTCATCTGCAAACTTGCCGTCGACCAGCCCAACACTGGGCACACTTTTAGGAAAATCCACGTTCTTACCCCTTAGTCATAATTGATGTGCACAACGGTGTGTGCCGGCGCCGGACGGTGGATCAAGCACTCCAGCGCATTCCCCGGGTTTGCGCCGAAGCGCTCGCCCCAGTAGCTGACCCCAAAGCACCGGCCCTGCCGATGGCGGCTTCCGGTATTCAGCGTCCACATGAACTGCGCGCTCCAGGTGCCGAAATGCGCCGCCCCGAACCGAGAACGCCCCATACGGGGCGCTCGGTGTTCGGTAATGGTTGGGGTCGGATAACCCTGACTGACTGCTATCTCAAGGAAGTAGGCCGGGCTCTGGCCTCCCACTTCCACGAGCCTGCGACGGACCGAAAGGCGCCGGTCTTCAAATGCTGGGTTGGGTCCAAGACAAGCATCTGGCAACCCCATAACGGACTCCCAGTCGGCCACCAACTCGCTTACGCCCGAAGGGTCCATCTCATTCAGCAGATCCACGGCGCGGGCATCGAGCCGCGAAAACTCGACAGCGACACCAGTCAGGACCAGATCAATCTCGGGGACTAGATCCGGATCCCAAGCCGGGCCAGCCGGCAGAAGCCCACGGAGCTGCTGCCGGTACTGCTCAGGTGTGCGAGCTACAGCCATGTGATACCCCCGAACGTCAACAGCTGGTTGGTGGCGGCTACCACGTCAGCCACCGGCGCAATCAGTTGGTGATCGGTTTCCCCCGGCGAACCGCTGACCGCCTCGCGGATATGAGAGATCAACAGTTTGTCGCCCAGACCCGCCTCGCGGCTATGCAGATCCTGAAGCTGCGCCGTGATTGCGCTGCGCACGGCAGAGGTATCCGGCACAGCGTGGATGGTGTAATGCACCGGCACCTTGAGCGGTGCCAGTACGTATAACTCTGCCGTTACGGGCCGCCTGAATGGCGCCTCGATGTAAGCTTCAACCTCGGCCAACTGCGCCGGGTTGGGTAGAGGGTCTGGATCGTTGTCTCGCATCACGAACACAGCCACAGTACCTGGCCCCATGTAATTGCCACGGCACCAAGCACGCGTCACCCCCGGGACTTCTAACGCCCAGGTCTCGTAGTCATCTGGCGATCCGCCCTGAGGAATAATTCGATATGAGCGAACCACCCTCGCTCGCAACGACTCGACACTTTCCTTCGCAATGCCGCCCGTCAATCCCGGGGCCAGCACGGTGAAGGAGTTGATGACACCTTCGACTGGCTGGACCAGGGTCAAGGTCAGACCTGCATCAGCGTTGCCAAGCGTCCCGGCGTCGACGGCTTCGATGGTTGTAGTGTTGAGGCCCGCCACCGTAGTGACGCTGGCCTTCACTTTATAGCTGCGCCCATCGCCAGCTTGTAGCACCACGTCGACGTCAAGCACGGCACCCACGGCGGCGCTGAAGCTGACCGGGCCGGTGGCTGGTTGCGCAGGATTGCGAGGCTGATTCAAGCGCAGCAGCGCGATCCGCTCCAAGGTTTCCTCGTCCGCCCGGTCGGGCAGGATTTGATCAACGATCCAATCGAGGTATCCGTATAAGCCGTAGGCCGTGCCGCCCAGCGTTCTCGACAAGATCTGTGCATCAGATCGACGCAGCGAATCGCCGGCCAAGTCGGCCTGGGTGCGACTAATCAGGACAGGTAACGAAGGTGTTTCAAACGGCATAGATCACCTGCCATGAAGAAGGTTGTTTGATTTCAAGCTGTGCGCCGCTGGCGATGGTCAAGGTCGGTATCAGGTTTAAACGATTGACATCGACTTTCTCGCTGGCGATTTCGATAGCGGTGACTTCACCGTCATCCAGCAGCCATTGCAGCGCCTCACGCGCGTACACCTCCGCGTCACGCTGGGTTTGCGGGGTCAGCTTTACGCGCCGTAACAACCAAAGGCGCGAGCCGATACGGTCATCGGCGATGGCCGGGTAACTGTCGCCCCACCATCCAAAGCGCTCTTCGTCATCGACAGGATCATCGGTTTCGGCACGGCGCCAGGTGTACAGGCTGATGGTCACGGCGCGAATCAGGCTTGCCTCTACCGAGCTGGGAATAATCATCACGCCTCCGGAATGGGCGGCCCACTTTGGTCGCTGCCGACCAGCACGCCGCCGTGTAGGTGTTCGATTTGGCTGACACCCCCGGCCACCTGATCACCCTGCGACACGACCTGCCCTGTCTGGGTGATGATCGGGGTGTCGAAGTTGACGGAATTCGTCGCTTTGATATTCAGCGTCTGGGTTTCGATATCGATTATCCGGCCGCGCTTGAAGTGGATCCTGTCACCCTCGTCGGTGTAGATGGCCACCTCACCTGGTGCCATTGATTGAATGCGGTACCGGCGATCAGTGGCCACCAGCACCACGGCATGGGAGCGGTCTCCACCGATGAACGCCGTCAGCACCTCGGCCCCGGCCAAAGGGTTGCTGGTAAAACCGTAGGGCTCGAAGTGTTCTGCTCCGTCCTTGATCTCTCCCGCCGTGAGTCGCACCTGTAGGCCCTGAAGCTTTTTGGCGGCGTCGACAATAACCACCGTGCCGCGTGCCAACATATTTTTTAGGTTCATTTTTTTGGCTCGTAGTCAGCGGGTAGGAGGTATTCAAAGTTGTCGCCTTTGCCACCCTTCTTCACTTTCCGTTTGCTGTGCGGATCCTTCGGCTCGGGCTCAAAACTTTCAGGCGGCCCCACCTCCAGTTTCGTGACCATCCCCTGTTCACTCAGGGTGTAAGTAATGCGCGAGATCAACATGTCCCGATCCATGCCGATGATCGGATCGATCACCCGCGTGATCATGTTGTGCCGCCACAGCTGACCGTTGGACTGGCGCCATCCCTGCACGGTGTAGGTAACGGTCATGGCTTTGCCCATGCGGCTGCTCCGTTCCCAATTCGCCCGGGCCTGAGCCAGCTCGTTGGTCACCTGACCCGTCTCTTGAATGATCAGAACCCGTCTCCGGGTGGTGCGATCGTCGGTAACCTTGGCGGAAACCTCCGCCGCCTCGGGACCGAACTCAAGGTCCGTACCGCTCTTCTGGCCCAGCACCTGGTACTCAGAAAACACCCCGGAGAAATCCAACGGCGCATCCCCTGTCTTGACGTTCTTACCTACCTCAATTGCGTCGAAGGTGCGGCCTCCACTGCCGGGACTGGCAAGCACCGCAGCGCCACGGGCGTCGTCGGTAGAGAACACCCGGAACAACGTCAGCAATCGATCCGTGGAGGCGAACGCCGTTTCGCCGGGCTCGATGGTGTGGTCAGAAAGCTTGCCGCCTTCAGGGATCTCGCTATGGACCTTCACGCCGTAGGGCTCGGCCAGCGCCTTGACGATGGAGAGCACCGCCTGATTGCTCCACTGGCCAGGCTTGTTCACCGCCGAGCAGTCCACCAAGTCCGCCGTCAATGAGCGCCCTATAATCGACTTGGTAATCTGTTTGTCGTCGTAGCTGACCGGTGTGGCGAAGACCCAGGCGGTCAGCACCAGGTCATCGCCGATGCGCACCTGGCACTTGTCGCCCTGCCTGATCGGAATGTTCTGGATCTGCCCCGGCCACGTCCATGTCAGCGACACGTTGAAGGAACGGGCTTGGTCCTCAAGCCCGGCGGTGATTTCCACCGATTTCCAGCCGAAGTAATCCAGGCCATCAACCGTGAGGCTGACCGCATTTTGATCATCAGACATGGTTACCTCTGGGCGATTTTTATGGGCACCGCCGGCACAAACCCGGGATGGTGGATGCGATTGCGCTGCACAAGCTCGGGAGCACGGGACGCATCACCAAAGCGGCGGTAGGCCAGCACCAGCGCCGACAAGGTTTCAGGCGGCGTGATATCCACCAGCCTGACCCCAGATTGAGCGACGGCCGTCAGGTGCTTCACCACCGTCTGGCGAAAGTGGTTCAGCACCAGGTAATGCTCGGGATCCGCCTTCAGCGAGGCTTCGTGAATCACCTCGTTGAGATTGTCACGCAGCTCGATCACGTCATCAGCAACCGGCACATCCGGGCGGACGATGGGTTGAAGCGCCTGCTGGTCTACCGCCGGCGGCGACTGAATAGACTCCGGCTGTGATGCCACCGGCATTTCGCTGACTATCAAACCGATCTGGACCAGCGTCGAGTCCTGTACCAGGTTCGCGGTCGCTTGCGAGGCAGTGACCGCATCAGTCCCGCCAATCGAGCTAACAGTGTTGATACTGCTTGCCGCTTCGGTTTGTTGCGTGGCTTGCGCCACCGCGCCCCGATATCCAGCATCCGAGCCACTGCCTGAACTGGACCGTCCGCCTGAACTGGAACTGAAGAAATTGAAGCCAGAAAAGCTGCTGAAGTAGCTGGAGAACAACGACGACAGCGAGCCCGGCGAATTGATCATTGACTGCGCGAACCCCGTGAGGTCGGTGAACACGCTGGTGAACGGTGTGAACTGCTGCTGGATCACAGAGAACACATTCGACATGCTATTGCGCATTTGCAGCAAGCCGAGCCGAGCCTGATTCACCGTGGCCATGGACGACTCATAGCGATTGAGCGAGGAGGTCAACAGGCTTTCGGAGGAGTTCACAACCTGTGCCTGGGTGTTGACCTTGGCGGCCGGCGTCTTGAGCGGGACGTCCGGATAGAACGTCAGATCAAAACTGATCATGCCCCCGCCCATCAGGTCGTGAGACATTTCGCACTCACCAGCCTTGACCTGCATCCGACCGAGCCAGGGGTGCACCAACTCCCCGGCCTCTGGTGTACTCAGCGCCTCAATCAACTTGTCTCGGCGCTCGAAACAGTCATCACCGATGACCCACCCTGTCATCTTGTGCACCTGGGATTGTTTGCCCAGTTGCTCAAAAAATGGGGTGTCCCGCTGCGGAAACTCGTGCAACTGCCCCTTCATGCCCACCGGCACTGACGTCTGAGGAATCAGGAAGCTGATTCCCCGGAACGAGGCCGGCAACAGCTTGTCACGCCATGTCTCTGTCATGTGCCAGACCTCATCACACCAAGGGTTCGGGTACCGACGCTGGGCTTGATACTCAGGCCGGGCTGATTGGTTTTCGCTTGATCGACCGTCGTGCCCGGCGGGGCGCCGTTGAGGTTGATGTTGAGCTCACCGTTGAGCTTCGATGCCTGATTGGCCGAAGCCTGCTGAAGCAGACCGCTGGACTGATTGGCCAGATTGGGCCGACTCAACAGCTTCTCGGTGCTCGGGATACCGGCAGCGTTTTTCATCATCCGCTGATAACGCTGCGCCCCCTCGACAGCGCCAGCCTCCACAAATGAACCATCACCACCACCCGGCCCCGCATTGCGCACGCGCTGCTCTTCAGCAAACTGGTTGGCCTTGTTGGTCGCGGTCTTGATGATGCCTTCACCACCCTCGCCCCCACCGAAGTACTTCATCATCGGCTCAATGATCGGCTTCAGCGTGGCCCACAGATCCTGGAACCACGCGGTGATCGGTTCCCAGTTCTTGACGATAATCCCCAACGGAGACCAGTCGAACATGTGACTCAGGAACTCGATAACCGGACCTGATACGGCGACCAGCACATCCCAGAGCGCCGAGAACAACTCAGTCAATGGACCCCAGTTTTCGATCACCAAGCCGATCGGCGAGAACGCGAAGGCTTGTTTGAACCAGCCCCAGAGGGCCATGGCCGGGCCTTGGATCTTCGCCCACAAAGCCTCGAAGTAAGGCGCCAATGTCGACCAGTTGGCTACGATCAGCCCTGCCGCTGCGGCAATGGCTATCGCCGCAATGCCGATCGGCGTTGCAGCAAAGGCAACACCGAGCAGACGCACGGCGACGGTGGCCGCCAATACGCCGACTCGAATCGCGGTGAAGGCAATCCCTGCCATTCCCAGCCCTCGGACCAAAGCGGGGTTCGCCTCGATGACTTGGGCCACCTTCGCCACCATCGGCTGGAGAGACTTGGACACCATATTGATGGCTGGCAGCAACGCGTCGCCGATAGCGCGGGCAACACTCGCAGCTGTGTTGCGCAGCAGTTGAAGGTTGTTTGCGGTAGTGGCAGCCCTGGATTGATACTCCTGATCCATCGAGCCGCCGTACTTCTTCTGGTCGGTGACTTTCTGCAGGTTACTCTTGAGCAGATCAAGGTTCGTCAGCAAGGGAGCAATGGCACCCACAGACTCGCTACCAAACATTGTTGTTAGCAAGCCCGCCTGCGACTCTGGTTTAACCTTACTGATCCTTGTGAGCAGATCGAGCATAGTGCCCTGAGCATCTTTCTGCATGCCCACCGCTACGGCCTTTGAATCCAGCCTGAGCGCCTTGAAGGCCTGCTGCTGCCCCTTTGTGGCAGCCTTGCCCTTGGTGAGTGCAAGCATGAAGTTTTTGATACCGGTTGCAGCAACTTCCTGCTCGATGCCCACCCCGGCCATAGTCGCGCCAAGTGCCGCGATTTGGCCCGATGCAAGGCCCGCAATAGCACCCAGTGGACCGATGCGCGTAACAATGTCTGAAATCTGCTTCGTGTTCGCCGGCCCAGTGTTGCCGAGGTAGTTGATCTTGTCCGCAAGCCCAACGACATGGTCCTGTGTCATTTTGAACGACGTCCGCCATTTGGCCATCATGTCGCCGCTTTGTTCGGCGCTCTGGTCAAAGGCGATGCCCATCTTCACAGCCGCTTCGGCAAAGCCCAGCAATTCTTCCCGGGCAATACCTGACTGCCCCCCGGCGGCGACAATCTTGGCGATGTCACCTGCGGCCATGGGCAAGCGCTCAGACATTCGTCCGATATCGTCACCCATCTGTTTGAACTGTTCGGGCTTGTCGAAGTTGACGACTTTGCGAACGTCCGCCATTTGAGACTCAAAGTCGATGGCGGCCATCGCACCGGCAATAAACGGCGCAGCAAGCGCGCCCCCAGTCATCACGTCTCCGAAACTGATCTTACCGAGCCCCGTTTTGTCGAGGCCTTTCTTGAAGCCCGCGATGTTCTTGCGAATGCCGGATAGCTTCGGCGATAGCTTGTCGACGCCGGTGATCAACGCCTTGAGCTGGAATTTGTCCCCCATCACTACACCTGCTGAAGTTCGTTGATGCGTTGGGCATGTACAAGGCTTTCGCTGAGCACATCCAATGGCCTGGCCATCATCTGTTCGGGGTCAACCTTCCAGAACCAAGCCAGGTCGTAGGCGACTGAAATCAGGTCGGTGACGGAGCCGACGCCGCAGTCATGAAAAAACCGGCGATCGCCCAACTCAGGGTATTTAGGTCGGACAAATCCAGCTGGTTGACGGAGGACGGCGGGATGCCGGCGCAGACGGCGATGTATTTCGCGGTGACATCCATGTCGAGGCTGACTTCCTCGTTTTTGTCGATCTTGTACGGCAGCGCCTTGATGGCTCGCACTTCCTGTACGGTTGGGCGACGCAAGTTGAGAACAGTCAGCTGTTCGCCCTGTGCCTCGATGGGCACCTGAAGTGTTACTACGCCAGTCATTGCCATACTCCTTTGATGCCGTCGAACTGAAATTCGATAGTGCCGTCATCGCCTTTCGACGCAGGCTCATCGACGAGGTAAGCACCCGAAAGCACGTAGACCTTGCCGTTGCTGAATTCACAGGTGACCGTCATGTCTTTGCCTTCGGTCAACGTTTTGATCGGAAGATCCGGATCATGGATCACGGTCATCTTCAGATGAGGCGCCAGCTTTTCTTCCTTGTAATAACCGGGGTAAATCGTCTCGCGTTTTACATCCATCAACGGCGCCTCGGCGCCACCAGTGACGGTCAATTGTGTGCCGTCCACTTTGATGTAGGCCGTGCCCGCTACTTTTTTGCCCATGGGTTGTATCTCCAGAAGGAAAAAGCCCGCTCGGGGCGGGCTTGGTGATCGTGATCAGCGTTACGCGGCAGCGTCGTACTGGAGGCGGAACTGGTTGAGCAGCGCGAAGATACGCAGACCGTTGATGTAGTCCGGCGGGAACAACACGTTAATGCGACTTGGGTCGTTGCTGTCACGCTCCACCACCAGGTGTTCGGCGAACAGATCGGCGTTTTCCACGTGACCCTCCCGCTCAAGCTTCCCGTACTGCGCAATCAGCTCGCCGCGGATCGTACTCGGCGTGACAATGGGCTGACCGGCGCCGAATTGCGTACCGTCGTTGGCCAGCTTGTGGCGGCCGTATTTGCTAGTGATGACGCTCTGCATGCGCCGGATGATGAACGCCGACTGATGCATGGTCTCGCTGTCCAGGTACGAGTTGTCTGCCTGGCCATAGGCGTTCTTTTGATAGGTGGTAATCGAGCGCTGAATGCGTACGTAACCACCTTCGTAGTAAGCCGTGGCCAGACCGTAGGTCAACAGTGACTGCCGTTCGGTCAGTGTGAACCGCTCACTGGCCGGCGCCGGATCAAGCCCCGGCAGCGAGCCGCTTTGCGTTGGCCGGCTGGCGTCCGCCGAGATGAACACCGAAGTGCGTGCTGCCAGCGCCGCAGCCTGCACCCAGACCGGCTGAGGCACACTCTGCTCCATCGCCTGAATAGTCATGTGCTGATCATTGCGCGCCTGACCGACGGCCACCAACGTTCCCAATGTGCCGCGCTTCGCGCTGTAGACGTGGCCAAACAATTGCTTGGCCCAGCTCCAACGTCCCGTGTTGTCGTCCATCGCATCTCGCCACGTGTTCAGCGTGGTGGTGTCCGACCAGGGTACACAGATGAATTCGAAAGGTTCGTCGCCCAACGCGGCGACAGCGTCGATCTGATCCGGAGCACCGACACCGCCCGTCATCGGCGTCGCGACAACGGCCAAGCCCGCCGGGGTCGCTTCGCCGTTGGACTTGCCCAGGCGATTCAGCATCAGCCCAATGTCGTTGCCGCTCTCGCCCTTCCACTTACAAGTGAGCGTGACAACACCAGCACCGGCCAAGGCGGTGACCGGCAGGTCTGGGGTGGCATTGATCTTCACGGCCAGGGCCGCAGCCGCAATAGCCGGGGTGGCTGCCGAGACGACTACCGATTGCACGCGAACACCGCCAACGTACAGGTTCAACAAACCCGGCTCGGTCGCAGCGCCAGTGATAGTGACGGTCGCCGTTGCAGCGGCACCGGTATCGCTCTGAAGCGGCAGACACCAGATCTCGCCGATCGGGTCGGCTTTGCGCCACGTTTCATACATCGCCGCCAACATCGAGCCTTGCCCGCCAATGTCTTTGGCCAGTCCCAGACTCGAGACCAATACCAACTTGCCAATGCTATCGCTGGTGGAATCACCGTTGACCTGAGCGACAATCAGCCGTCGCATCGCCGACGATGCACTGTTGGCCGCCGAGTTATCCATCTCCGCATAGAACAGCGGCACACGGACATCGGCGGGGATGTTGCTGAATCCGATAGCCATTATTGCGCTTCCTCAGCTTTCGGCGTGGTAACGCCCTTGGTGGATGGGGCCTTATCAGCCTTGAGGGTGACGTCACCGTCTGCCTTGCGGCGGCGCCACCAGGCATTATCGGGGACTTCCCGACCATCGGCGGGCAACAGATCGCCAGCCTCCGGATCGGGCACAGAGCGGCCAGAGGCCGGCACCACAGCGATGCGTTTGGTCATGGTGTTACGTCTCCTGAGAATTTCGCTTCAATGCGCCCATCCGGGCCAGGTCGTTGCAGGTTGGGATCTGCGGGATCGATGCAGTCCATGTTGAAGGTCGCGCCGGTAAAAGCCGGCAAGCCATCGAGCTCCAGCTCGTGCCAAGTTTCGGCAGCATCATCTTGCTTGCTGCGCCCAAGCTGGAACTCGGCAGTGAACAAAAACTGGTACACCACTCGCGCGCGACTGGTGTGAAGCATCACCCCTTTGCCGTATTCGATTGGGTCGTATTCCGCTGCCGGACGCCAACCAATAAGCGATCGCCAGAGTTCGGCACGCAGGTCATGCAACAGGTCATTGGCTTCCTGCCCACGCTCGTCACCAGCATCGAGAACAATCACCACAGCGAATTGATCCGTGATGTCCTGAATGACTGCGTTTTGCGATTTGTTCGGGCCTGCCGCATCCGCCGAAGCAATGACGTAAGCCGCCGGCAAAGCCAGCTTTGCAGTTTCTACAACAGCATCCCAATCGATGCCGCCGGTGACTCGGCCAGCAAAGGTGGGGCATGTCGCTCGAAGGTGAGCAACAATCGGATTCAGTTTCATTGATCAAATCCCAGGTATAAAAAAACCCCGCATCAGCGAGGTTTTTTTGAACAGAACATTCAGCCCTTTTTAAAACTTTCCACAATGGCACCGACGTCTATATCAGTGGGGAGTGGAAGATTCATTACAGCGATGTCAGGCTCATTGGAAAACTGAGTTTCAGCCAGCCCCCGAGCAGTGCCGTTAATTGATTTAAATTTCCCTGCATCAAGAAGCCAAATATGGGGGGCGCTTTTGCCACCAATCATACTGGCACTGCAACCAACCATAGAACGCTGCCCAAAGACTTTTGAGGTGCAATCCACCGGGTTATCTGAAAAAACTTTGTGGTTTATATAAATCAGCGTAATCCGATCCAGTACTGGTTGCGAAACCTGTCGGCTGGCAATGTCAGCTGCTATTGCGCGATCTCGTTCCTGATCAATTTTTTTTGCATTTTCAACTACCTGCTGCGCGGCCCTATCACTTTCCATCTTTGCTTTCTCAGCAGGCGTAGGCTCGGGCAGAATCGACGACAACACCAACACGCCCACAACTAAACCACCAATGGCACCAATCGTATGAGCAGCAGGTTTTGGCAGTTTTCCACGGTAACGAACTACCAGTGACCACACCAGAGCCACCACGACAATGGGGACCAACAAAATCAACGCTTTCATAGGTAACTCCCTGTTAAAAGAGCAGCAAGCCTATCCCAAACCAGTTTCGTGAGTCACGTCAACGCCGCCGCGAACGCAGCCTTCAAAAGTGACTGAACCTGCGAAGATGAGTCCTGCAGGGCGTCGGCCATGTAGTTGTCACGGGGTTTGATCCGCCATTCGCCGGAAGCTCGCTCCGCCAGCGCCGCAGCCCGCGCCCCATTGGCTCGGCGGTTGGATTTGCCTTTGCCCATCCCGGGTGCGAGCTTTCCGAGCTTCTTACCGCGCTTCACCCCGTAATGCAGGTAAGCCGGGTAGAAGTCCTCCATGGCCGAGGTTTTGGAGGGAGAGATGCGAACAAGAAAGCCAGAGCGGGACACCTTGAACCCGATCGACTCCACCGTGGCACCGGTGCGGGTGGTCGGGTAACCATCCTGGCCACCGCCAAGCGCGAGATTCATCTGGGCTTTTTGTGTAATCAGTAGCCCGACCTTGCGCATCCCGGCGCGGATCTTGCGTTTGTCGAAGACATCACGCTCGAACTCGTCGAAGCCTTCGACGTGCAGGTAACCATCAATCGACGCTGAGTTAGACATAGATCCCTCCCCCCGCAAGTTGCGGCCCCAACTCTTCTACTTCGAGCAGGGTAAACCGGCTGTTACCGTTCATGTCCGCGACCCTACTCACCCGGTAGATCGTGTCGCCATGAACAACTTCGTGGGATTCGCTCATTCCTTTCAGGTAATAGAGGATCACCCGGTGGGTAATCTTCACATCGGTCTGAACTCCATTCGCATAAACAGCAGTGCCGACAGGCTCTATCTTTGCCCACCGTCTTTTCTGATCGGTGAACAACGATTCAAGCCCTTGGTCTGAAGCCGGGATGTCCGCCCTCAACCTCAGGGTGATACGCCGGGTCAGCTCCCCAGCGCTCGGTTCGCGCATCGCCATAGTCAGAACCTCGGCGGAACGGTGATCTCAGCGATCAAG